CTCAAGCGTTGGCTTCTCACCCACCGTCGCCGGCTGTTCCACTGGCGCTGCCTTGAGCGCGTCCAACTGCTTCTTCAGCTCACGATTCTCTCGCACCGTCTCCTGATTGCGCTTGCGCAGATCACGAACCCACTCAGGCGCACGTTCTGCCGGCTCTTCCTCAGCAGCCGGCTCGTCACCGATAGTGACGACAACCTCATCCGTCGCCTCGTCAGCTTCCTGGCCTTCTGCGGGCTCTTGTCCTTCTTCTGCTTCCTCGACCTCGTTAACCTCGCCAACAACCTCTTCTTCGGTCGTCGGGTCAAGCAATTCAGTCTCGTTCTCAAGCGTCATCTGTGTTCCTTCATCTCACCTAAGCCGGTGGTGGCCGGGAAAATAATAGGCAAGATGTGAACGAGTGCAATAGGTTCACGAAATATTGAAGTCTGGCGGCTGTGCGGGGAACCCTTGGGGCGCAACTTCCTGAGCGTTCTCAATGCGTTGTCCGGTCGTGTCGGCCATGGTTCCGCCAATCTCGGAGAGCGTCTTTTGCGTCTGCGCTCCCTTCAATTCAGCATCAGCCAGGGTCTGAACGATCTTGGAATCGACCGCTCGGGCATCTGCTTCCTGCTTCTTGGCCGATGCCAGCAGGTAAACGCTATTCGGGTCGGGCTGCGGCGGGTTCGCTTGTGCCGCGGCTGCTGCTTCCTCTTGCTCTTCCTTGGTGGGCTTCACAACGCCCATATCAACGAGCTTCTTGCGGAAATAGTCGCGCGTCTCTCCCAAGCCTTCGCCGTCCATGTTCATCATCGCCATCGAGGACAGCACAGAGACATCCTGCGGGTCTTTGGCGATCATCATCATGCCGGTCAATGCGCGCACGGTAGCTTGGCGCCGGCTGGCCGAAGATGGGCCAACGTCCACCGTCACATCAAGATGAGCGTCCGACAGGTCGTTATCTACGGTTTCTTCAGCGGTTTCCGGGTCGTATGCCGGGACATTCATCTCGACGCTGCCCACCTGGCCGCGCTCGTCAATGGTCTTCATCCGGCGCTTCTCTTCGACAAGGATGTCCTTTTGCATCGAGAGCCACACTTCGCCGCTGCGCTTCATGGCCTTGGCCAGGTTGCTCATATAGATGAACACCTGCATATCAAGCCGGTTCTGAATCAACTCGACCGCTTTGCCGCTCAGGTTCGGCTCCAACTGTTCGCCGGCCTGCTGGTTGCCGAGCAAGTCCTGTAGAAGCTGGTCGCTGATCTGCGTCAAAGCAGCCAAAGCAGGCGGTACGCTTGGCGGCTTGGTGTAGCCAATCGGCCCCGCAACCTGCGGGTTGCCGTTGATGTCCTTCATGCTGTTCACCAGCAGGTAGGGATAATTCTTTACGTTGTCCTCTGCCCATGTGAACTCATGCCCGGCCATCTGTTCGGGCGTGAAGATGGGCTTTTCCCGCGGAGACAGGGCGGCAATCTCGGCCAGGTTGGACAACTGCATGTCAAGCAGGCGCTGAGCATCCTTTGCCAAGCGAACATGCCCCATGCAGCGCTCAACGTTGTCCACAAACCAGCGCTTACCGAAGTTCGGGATGATCGGGATGCAGTTACCGGCGATGTAGCCCTCATCCTTGATGATCTTGCAGCCGTTCATCAGGTACTTGTGGACCTTGCGCTTCTTGACGCGCTTTTGGCGCACCTCACGGAAGCCAAGAGCCTCCAGTTCGTCGCGCTTCTCCGGGTCGTCCTCCAGTTCGGACGCCTCGACCTTCATGTCATCGCCATCAATCCCGCGGAAGTAGTGGCAAATCTCGGATGTTTCCTCGACCTTGTACAGCTCGCACAGGTACACGACATCATCCGTACACCAGTCGAAATAGTTCTGCGTGATGCCCTTCGGCCAGCCTGCCGGGTCGTCTCCGTACTCGTCGATGTAGGACTTGCGATCCATCGACGTGATGACATAGCAGCGCTTGGCGTCTGCCTTGTCCTGGCGCTTGGCATCGAGGTCGAAGAACACCGACGAATCGGCATCAAAGATGGGCTCGATGCGGATGCGCTGCTTGTCGTTGTCGTCGTCATAGTCGTCTTCATAGACGGCCCGCAGGCGCCAGGCGCCAAATCCCCCGGCAATCGCCTCTTGGAAAGCGTTGTCGTAAGCCTCGTCCGCGGTGCTGTCCTGCTCATCGGCTCGGTACAGGCCATCGCAGACATCTGCCAGCTTGTCGCCGCTCTCCCCGTCCTTCGGGGTGAAATCGACCGTAATCCGGTTATTCCGGTACTCGTTTTCGATCCGGAGCAGCGAAAGATGGATCTTGTTGAATTCCATCCGAGGCTTGGACTCGAATTGCTCGCCGTACTTGCCCTCCCAATGTGCGCCGGCAATCGTTGCAAAGCGCCGGTCGGACAGGCACTGCATGCGCTCATCACGCGCAACGCTCTGGATGTTGTCGAAATCGACCATGGCGTCCGCGTGGATATTTGCCAGCCGCTCAGCCTTAGAAATCGCCATGTATAGCCTTCCCATGGCGCAGGGAGCGCGCCCTACTACGAAATAATAGGCACGTTCGCGCCGTTTGTGCTATCTGCGAGAGAACGGGCTGAGCGACGGGATAGGGCTGACAGCGACAGGCGCAGCGACGTTCGCAGCCCTGCGCGCTCCTTCGCATGCGTACCTCAAGGCGTCGATGACGTGGTTGTCCTTGTCCTCAAGGATCGGGACTGGCTTGCCGGTCGCTGGGTCTTTCTTGTAGCTGTACGTCGAAAGCTCATCAATCGTATGCCGGCAGCGAGGGTGAACGATGATCTCGAAGCCTTGCAGGAAGGAAACGCCCTCCTCCACACTCTTGGCACCCTTGACGGCAGGCGCGATGCGAGGGAAGCCATGCTTTCTCATGTAGCTGATCGTCTCCGGCCTGGCTGAGTCTGCCGTGATAGGCCACTTCTCAGCCTCTGGAACCTGCATGAACAGGTCCGGAAGGCGGTCAATCTCGCAACCCACCTCGTAAGCCTCGTAATCTACGTAAAGCTTACGACCGACCAGATAGCATCGAACGAGCACGGACGGATCGATAGCAAACCCCCAGTCGGCGCCGTAACGGTAGACGGCACCATCCGCTGAATCAAACTCCTCGACGCGCCAGTTACGAAATACCAGAGCATCGGCAGCCTGCTGATAAGCGCCGAGCCAGATATGAGCGTACTTTTCCGGATGTGCCGAGCGCTTGTCATGCTCCATTTCCTCCCGTAGAACGTCCGGAAACCATGGGTTATCGCTGAAGTTGGCCCGGACGATGATCGCGTCCTTTGGCGGGTTTTCCCCACGGAAGAACGCATCAACCGCATCCGTCGCCTTCTGAGGGTTCCAACTGAACCAGATTTGCGATTCTTCTTCCCGGATCGTCGGGCGAAGAATGTCCATGCTCGACTGTGAGAGCGTTTGGGCTTCCTCAACCCAGGCGCGCTTAAACCGGGCCAGCGACTTGATGGAGTCGGCTGTGTGGTTCTGCATGCCTTCAAAGATCGTTACCCCGCCCTTTGTCGATGTGATGCGCCGATCCTGAACGTCGAAGTACGCCCCCGCATTCATCTGCTCAATGGCCGCGGTCAACTCTCGTTTGACGGAGAACTCAAGCGAGCGCTGTACTTCCCGCAGGCAGACAACATCGAGGTTTTCGCAGAGCTGCTCCTCAGCCCAGAGCGTTGCGAAGAATCTGGACTTCCCGCTACCTCGACCGCCGTCGATGGCCTTGTAGCGGACAGGCTTGCCGTTTGGCAGCTTGTTGGCGAGCAGAGGAACAGCCCAGCGCGGGGTGGGAATGCTCAGGACGCTCATTTGGCGTCAACGATCTCTCGCACCACTTTCTCAACAGCGATGGGGCCGCCATCCTTGCCGGTTATCTGCATCGGGAGCACCTTGCCCACAAGGCCCATGAACGCCGAAGCGGTGCGCGGGTCCGTTGCCCTGTCTTGCAGGTACTGAACGCCTCCAGCGCCCTCCAGCGCCTCAAGGATCATCTCCTTGATTTCCTTGGTCACCTTGGTAACCGCGCCCTTTGGCTTGCCAGGATTGCCCTTACCGAATTTGGTCGAAACTTTCGGAGCATCAGCCATGTTTGCCCCCGCTCACTTGCACATTCCAAGGAACAACAGGACGCGGCGTTGTCAGCGGCAGAGCCTGATTGATCTTGTATCCATAGGCGGGAAGCGGAATGCGCTGGCACACCATCTGCGCTGCAATGGAAGTGTTAGTTCTGGGCGATGCCATCTTCGGCCTCCTGTTCATCCAAGGCGGCAAGGCGGCGCTCTATGGCGGGGAGAGCCTCATCAGACATAAGACGGACCTTGGAGCCGTCTGCGTCCTCGATGAAGAGCCGGGCGTGATCCCGCTCGCTGATCTTTCCCGAGAGGATGAGCGAGCGCAGGGCTTCCAGTTTCTTGCGCTTGGGGGTCATTTCGTTTTCCTCTTGGCGGTCATCATGGCCGGTGCATGCTGGGTTTTGTTCAGTTCGTCGGATTTGCGGGACATTCCCTTGAACGTTGTTGTGTCGGTCCCGTTCTTTCGACGCCTGGCTGTTTCCTTGGTACTGCCTGAAGATAGTAGCGAGGAAGTCTTGAGTTCGCTCCATGGATCTGGATCGTCGGTGAGTCGGACGCCTGGCCAGATGTCTATGTAGTTCACCATCCCTCACCTCCAATCATTC